ATCGGAGTCCTAGAGGAAACCAGGGATGGATTCAGTCTGCTTCAAAGCTTCTCGATCTTTGGTTCCATTGGTGCGGCAAGCGATAGGAAGGCCGTGAAGGATGCAGAGATCCAGCTTGCAAAGATCCTAGCCTTGAGGGAGGACTTGGTTGCTGCCAACTTGAAGAAGGGTGTCGCAGCGGTTGACCCGGAAGAAGCCAAGCGTATAGCCGCCGAGGCAAAAGCTCAAGCCATCGCAGAAGCGGAAAGAAAGAAGTTGCAGGAAACACAGGCGCGGGATAGCGAGAAGGCAGCAAAGCAGCAAGAATCCTCATTCATGCGGCTACGGGCCGAGCTTGAACCAATCGCGCAAGCAACCAGGGACTTAGCTGAAGCGGAAAAGATCCTACAGACTCAAAGGGACATCGGGAAAATCACAGATGCGGAACTTATACAGCTAAGAGGGCAGCTAAATGAATCATTCGTTAATGCCTTGGACCCACTCGCCGCCTTGAATGAAAAGCTGGAAGAGCAGGCCCGAATTTCTGCACTATCCAGAGATGAACAGCAAATTGAAATCGGCCTACAAAGGGAATTGACTTCCTTGAGACGGGCCGGGGTTGAAGTCACTGAAGGTCAAGCCGAAAGCATACGGGAATCACTGAAGGAAATCCAAACCCTTAACAAGGTTATGGAGATCGAGAAATCTCAGGTTGAAGAAGTCAACGCAGAGCTTAAACTACAAAACGCGATCTTGAAGGAGATCAAAGGGCCACAGGAAGAGATGGCCGCGAGGGCTGAGGCCTTGAATGAACTATCCGCTCGTGAAGCCATATCAGCCAGTGAACTCAACGAAGAGTTGATGAAGTTGCAGCTCCAGGATCTTTCGGGTAAAACTGATGTCGCGTCCGGGTTCGAGCGTGGATTCATTAAAGCGAAGGAAAACATCAATGACTTTGCTAGTGCATCTGAACAGGTAGTTGTCGGGGCCTTCCAGGGAATGGAAGATGCCTTAGCGAAGTTTGCACAAACGGGAAAGCTCGACTTTAAAAGCTTGACAGATTCGATCATCGCTGACCTGTTGCGGATTGAAGTTAGACGGGCTCTTGCTGGAGCATTAGGAGCCAGTCCAGGGAAGGATGGTAAAGGGGCTTCCGGCTTATTGGGGGCCGCATCTTCGTTATTTGGCAGCGGTGGGTTTTTTGGTGGTGGCGGTGGTCCACCGATTGCTTCAAATGCTGATGGAGGCATTGAACGCTCTCCAACGCTTTCCAGGATTGCAGAGAAAGGCCCGGAAGCGATCATCCCGCTCAAAGGTGGGAGTGTTCCGGTTGAACTGAAGGAAAGCACGAAGCCTCGACCAATCATGAACGTGAATTTTAATATTACCGCGACAGATGTCGGGAGCTTCAAGAATTCACAAAATCAAATCATAACACAATTCGCTAAGTCACTAGCCAATGTCAACGCGAGAAACAGGTAACCATCCAACTCTCCACGTTCAAGTCCAAGTCATCGATACCTCTACCTTCGTCTTGCACTTAATCCCCAGATTGCAAGTCCATTTCATGGGAGTTGGTTGTTGGTGCAGGCCTAAGCCTTATCAAGGGAAGCCGCCGGTCTTTGCTCACGATGTAATCCAAGCGTTTTATGGCGGGGCAATCGTCCACGTCCCTTTTTCCGCAAAGTGGGGGTAATCATGGCCTTTGATAATATTCAGTTCCCAGTTGATATCAGTTACGGATCTTCCTTTACTCCAAGCTACAGGACAGACGTCATTGTCCTAGAAAATAAAAATGAGCAACGGGTCTCTCTCGATGAATTCCCGACTTATAACTACGATGTCGCCTATGGCGTGAAGAATCGCCAGCAAATGGTTGAAGTGCATAAATTCTTCCATGGTCGGAAGGGGATGGCCCATACCTTCAGATTTAAGGATTGGCTTGACTTCTCTGCTACGAATTCACCTGTTGTCGTGATCGGAGCCGAGACAATTCAACTGACCAAGCAGTATGTCTCAGGGCCTACGACGCTCAACCGGGCTATCCATAAGCCGATTGGCCCGATCACGATGAGGCGGGACACGGTAACATTCACGAATTTCGCACTTGATTTAAATACTGGGATCTTGACGCTTACCCCTGATCTGACAAGCTCGATCACCTCCTCGGCACTGATAGCGGTTTCCGATGTCACGAACGCAAATCCGGGCGTGGTGACCACCTCTTCTCCACATGGGCTAGAAACAGGAAACCAGGTGATACCGTCCTCAATTGGCGGGACGGTTGAAATTAACGGGCTTGAGCTGATTGTTACGGTTCTGACAGGCACGACATTCGAGATATCGGTGAATACTACTGCGTTCGGGGTGTATACCAGCGGAGGGAATGTGATTGAACCTGGGATCACTCGACAAGGCTCTGCGGTCGTGCGCTCGATTGCCCATGGCCTGACCTCAAGTGATGTGGTCTTCATTAAGGATGTCAATGGAATGATTGAAGTGAACAACCAAGTCCAGGTCATCACAGTTATTGACGCTGACCACTTCTCGATACCGGTGGATTCCACGAACTTCACGCTTTACAGTTCCGGGGGTACGGTGCAGAAACACGTCCAACCATCTGAAGTTTTGGATTGGACAGGAGAGTTCGATGTCCGTGTTCGGTTTGGGACCGACTCCCTCCCGGCAACCCTTGAGGCCTTCGAGATAGGGAATGTTTCACCTATTGCGCTCATCGGGGTTCGGAATGATTGATTCGCTCGATGCCGCCGCCGAGGCACATCTTACCCAGACCTGTGCAACTTTGGCCGCTTGCCTGAAGATAACCCTTATCAATGGAACGGTGTTCGGGTTCACGAATTACAGTCAAGACTTAATCATCAATGGGGTGACCTTTTCTTCCATGTCTGGACAAAACATTACAGCCACGGAAACAAGCACCGGCTTTAGTGTGGACAGTATTGACATTGAAACCTTGAAAGTCATCACCGGTATCCCAGTTGCCTCCATACTTTCAGGCCTATTCGACCATGCGTCCTTTGACTATTTCTTGGTGAACTACCTTGACTTCTCGATGAACTTTGGAATCCTAAGAAGGGGGAAAATCGGGAAGATTACCAACGAGCGAAGTCAGTACGCGATAGAACTCCGTGGAATGATGGAGGCCTACAAGAAGCGGATCCTCGACTTGTATACCGCTCAGTGCATCGTCGACCTAGGTGACGCGAAGTGTAAGGTGCAATTAAACCCTCCCGTCTGGACAGCATTAACGGGGTTCACGATACGGGCATCAGGGCTTGGGGAATCAGGAGGCATCGTAAAGCCAACCGCTGAGAATAGACGGCACTTCAAGGCCGTTATAGCCGGAACGAGCGGAGCGTCGGAGCCTTCCTGGGATACCGTCATCGGGAACACCACGGTTGACGGGACTGTTACATGGGAAGCAATCCAATCGCTATTCCTTCCCGGAGTGGTCGAGCAAGTTTCAACCGCAACCCATCGGATCTTCATTGACAATTCAATGGTTGAGCTTGACGATTTTTTCCTTGGTGGGAAACTGACATGGCTCACGGGGGATAATGCAAATAGATCCTTCGAAGTGAAGCGGTTCAAGACGGTGAACTCGAACAAGGAACTAGAGTTAATTTTGTCGACCTTCCTTCCTATCAAGGTAGGCGACACCTACACCATTCAAGCCGGATGCTCAAAAAGAAAAGATGAAGATTGCATTGCCAAGTTTGACAATATCGTCAATTTTCGTGGCTACCCGCTGATACCACAGAACTTTCAAATCGTTCCAGGGAAAGTCGAAGGGAAGGACTTCTCTCGATGACCCATCCAGGCCAAGCGGAATTCATTTGGACGGAAGAAAACGTCCAACGTCTCATCGCTCAATCCCGCCTATACGTCAGGAACGTTCGATGGCGTCATCAAGGGCGAACCGTTCAAGGCGTGGACTGCATAGGATTGTTTTACCTGGCCGCAAAAGAAATTGGATGTATCTTAACCATGCCAACGAATTACACCCTCGACCCGAGTCATGCTAATTTGCGTTTGTGCATGGAGAGTCTTTGCGAGGAAATCAAATACGATCAAATCCTACCCGGTGATTTCGCGCTAGTGAGATATGTGGCGAAGCCAACACACCTTGTTATGATTACCGATCGAGGAATCCTTCATTCCTCCGCTGAATCGCGTGGAGTCGTAGAACATTCAATCGACGAAGAGCATAGGCGATCAATTGCATCGTGCTGGTCGGTAAAAGGGCGAAAACGTGGGGGCTAACGGACAGGCGATCTTAGCCTTAACCGGGGCTGCTGTCGGTGCGTATTTCGGAGTCCCTGGGATCGGGTTTGCTGTTGGATCTTTGATTGGTGGCTTACTTTTCGAGCCGGACGCAGAGGTTGCCACGGGGCCGCGCCTTGGTGATTCCCAGAATCAACAGTCTCTATACGGCATCGCTATTCCAGTTATTTACGGTCAGAGCCGGGTAGCAGGAAACGTCTTTTGGGGGAGTGAAGTAGAGGAATTCAAGAAGACAACAAAATCTGGAGGAAAAGGAGGACAGCCAAAGCAAGAGACCGAGAATTTTTCCTATAAGTGGACTGGAGCTATCGCGCTCTGTGCCAATGAAATTGCAGGGATTCGACGTATCTGGATCAATGATCAATTCTTCACTGACATCACCGATCCGTGTGGCAACGCGATTAACATGAAGATTTATCAAGGGACGGAAACCCAATTACCAGACCCTACGATGGAAGCGAGGGAAGGCGTCGGGAATGTTCCCGGATACCGTGGGTTGGCCTACGTTGTGATTAAGCGGTTCCCACTCCAGGGATCTTCAGTCCCACCGACCTTTCACTTCGAAGTTATTGCAAAGGGATCGACGGATATCGTTGCTCAAGTCGTGCCGGATTTACCGGGTGAAGGCCCAGGGGAGAAGATAGCGTTTGATCCAGGTTCCGGGCTTGTCTGGGCAACAAAGTTGACGGCGGTCAACGTCTTTAGTTGTGAGGGATCTCTAGCGAGAATAAAAAGCTTCCCGCATAATGCCGCCGATGGCATCCGTCATCAGCCTGGATTCGTCACCCAAACGAAAGGGAGCCTCGGGATAGGTCCCGGCAATATAACGTCAATCATTAAGCCGAAGATGTGGGTAGCCGCCGCATCCCCGGACGGCCTCACGAACACCCTGCTCGTAGGCTATGACGTGGGAGGATCGTTTGCGCCTCAAGTGACTATTTCTAATCCCATGGGCGGGTCCGTATTTTGTTGGCCTGGACACTTGGTGATTGACAGGGGTTTGATTTCCGACACACTTCCACCAATAAGCGGGCCAGTTGCCGGGGTTGTAATCACAACGAACGGGATTTGTGGATCCGGCGTCGCGTTCAATGTGTCTGGGATTCAACCCATATTAAGCCCATCGTTCATTCCAGGATTTCAGTCTTACCCAACAGACTCATCAGATTTCCCAGCCGGGTCAAACTTTGGAGTGATTTACATTATCAGTCAAGACGGGTTCATTCACAGAAGGATTCGAGTTGCTCCTATCCCTCTCAGTCCGTTTGTCTTTCAAGCTAACTACATACCAATCGGAGTACCACACGCCGCCGGGAATGGATTCAGGATTACAACGAATTCCTTAACGGTAGACCCAATAGCAGAGCAGATCTACGTGACAGCCTGGGATCAAATCGCGAATGGGTATAACGTGATCAAATACACGGAGCACTTGGAAGTTGTGTGGAGCGTTCTCATCCCCTTGGTGGCGGGGAGTTTCAAGCCTACGGTGATTCGATACCATGAAGAAGTTGGTGACGTTTGGATGGCCGGGACACAAGACGGCTTAATTCATCTGAAGCGAATAGATAAGTCGGATGGAAGAATCGTCGATGACTTGCGTGTTTCGAATGGCGTGACGACTCAAGTGAAGGACATGTTGATTTTTCCGGGGATGCAGTTTGCTGTAGCGAACGTCAACGGTTCAACCATGAAGATCCCCCTTACCCCTGGAGCCATACCAGACTCCCCGTTCCTTTCGGAGATCGTGACAGACTTAACCCTAAGAACGCTTGAACTCACCGCCGCCGATATTGATGTTTCCAGCCTGACAGCAATTCCCGTCCTGGGGTTTGTTGTCGGGAAACGGCAATCCGTGAGGGATGTACTCCAACGGTTGCTTGAGAATTACTTCGTTGATGCCGTGGAGATGGACGGGAAAGTAAAATTTGTTCAACGGGGAACACTGACCAATGTCACGATTCCTAAATCCGATCTTGCCGCGCATTCATTTGGAACGGAGTCACCGAGCCCGATCCTATCCCAACGAACGCAAGAAAATGAACTCCCTCACTCGATGGATTCCAGGTTCATTGACGTCAACAACGAATACAAGATTTCAGTGGTGAACTCAAGGCGGTTGGCCGGGAACTCGCAACAGATCCAAGGGCATGATATTCCTATCGTGTTTACGGCGACGAATGCTAAGAAGGTCAATGACACCCTTCTTTTCAATCTCTATGCCGATAGGGAGCCACGCGATTTCATTGTCTCAAGGAAATACCTGAAGATAACCCCATCAGATGTGATCACGCTTGAAGACCCAGACCTTGGATTCATTCAACTTCGAATCAACCGGGTAGAATATCACTTTCCGCAACTTCTGAAAATGCAAGGCATACCGGAGGACATCACTCTGTACTCTGGCTTCACATTTCCCGCTGAGGAAACAGAAGCTATTCAGCCGGTCTTTCCTGTGCCTTCAAGGCCGATCCTCGTCATCTTAGATATCCCTCAATTGAGGACGAAAGACAGAGACCCCGGTGTTTACGTTGGGGCCTATACTTTAAGCGGAGCATTCTCAGTAGCTGAAGTTTTCAGATCAATTAACACTACCGACTTCTCCCCGGTTGCGACGATTCTTGATGAGGTTACCGTAGGCCAAAGCCAAGCGGCGTTTGGATGGGATGGCGATTTTAAATAAAGGCGGGTGGCTATGAGTCTTATTTACATTGATTCATGTGGGGATGTGTATTCATCGGGTGAAGTGGCTTTGCGGTTTAGTTCCGTCTCGGGCACGCCGCCAACCGTTGAAGTCGGTGGAGGCCGAAACACATCGAACGGGCTCAAGATGGAAGCCTCAACCACCTTTTTTGCTAAGACTGTCACTGGGAAAGATGAATATACAGCCGGGATCGCCTTCAGGCTTCAAACCTTAACGACGCCAGTCACGATCCTTGATTTCAACGAAGGGGCCACGAATCACATCAAGATAAAAGTATTAGCGAATGGAGCAATTGAAGTCCTTCGGGATGCTGCAAGTTTGGACATCTCGGTTCCTGGGTTAGTCCTTCCGGGTGCTTACAGTTACATGGAGGTCAGGGTCGTGATTGATGACGCCGCCGGGATCGTCACGGTTCACTTGGATGAAATTGAAATCACCGCGCTGACAGTTCAAGATACTCAAAACGGGGGAACCGGAGTCATTGATTCCATTCAATGTAACGGGACATCAGACGTGATCTTCTTTGATGATTTCTACATAACGGACAACGTAGGCGCAGCACCTCAAAACGGTTTCCTTGGGAACATGCACATCACGACAGCGGTTGCTATCAGCGACTCCACGCCGCTTGACATCACAATCATTGAGCCTACGGCACCGACCACGCACTTTGATAAGGTCAATCAAATTCCAGCCGATGGAGATACGTCGTTCTTGGCTTCAAAGACTCCAGGAGATCAAGACATGTTCAACTTTAGCCCACTTCCTATTCTCTCTGGGAACGGTGACGTCTTTGGGATACAGGTCAATGTTTTCGCCAAGAAGGATAATGAAGGGCCAAGGCAGGTGAAGCCGATCATTGATCCCGGCGTCGCGATTAGCGTTGGGGCTGCATTAGAATTGACCACGGTGTACCGCTTTGGAATTTCCATGTTCCAGCAAAACCCGGATACATCGCTGGATTGGACTGAAGCTGAAGTTGATTCAAGTAAGGTGGGATTCGAAGTGGGATGATTTTCTGACATTAGGAAGGAAAAGAAGCAATGGCTATATTATTTTTTGATGGGTGTGGGGAGTTTTATGACACAGCACATATATTGGATAGGTGGGCAGCTAAAAGTCCTAGTGTTACAGTTGAGCCTGGAGGCCGTCGTGGTGGTAAATCTATAAGGATTACAAGTTTTGATAGTCTTGATGTCTCTTTGCCTGCTCAGACTGAGGTTGTGATAGGGTTTGCATTTAAACCAGGGACTATAGTGTCTACTTCTAGAGTGTGCACTGTGTTTGGAGGACCGCTTGAGGCTGGAGGTGCTCATGCTTCGCTTAGATTACAGCCAGACGGCTCTATAATAGGTGATCGTGCTGATGGGGTTGCTGTATTCACTTCTTCAGCAGGTCTTATTCAAGGTAATGCTTACCAATACTTGGAATGGAGAGTTTTAATTAGCGGGACAATAGGACAAATTGAGCTATGGGTGGATGGTGTCCAAATATTTAATGAGGGTAGTCTAGATACTCTTAGTGGTAGTATAGCTAGCCTTTCAACTGTAGCTTTTGGGGATGTCCTCGCAAACTTCGCTACGTTCGATTTGGACGATGTGTATATTCTTAATACGACAGGCGGTGCTCCGTGGAATAGTTTCTTAGGGGACACTCAAGTGGATGCAGTGCTACCTAACGCTGAAGGATCTTCAACTCAATTTGATACAACTTTTCCTGCCAGCCCTATAACCCATTATACCAAGGTAGATGAAAACCCATCAAATGATGACACGGACTACAACGAGTCGCCTACAGTTAATGATATAGATTTGTTCTCGTTCCCGGCTATCCCTACTGTTATAGGAGGATCTACATTTATAGCAGCTGCTATTCATGTTTCAGCGAGGAAAACTGATGTGAATCTTAAAGAGATTCAGCTCAT